CCTTTTTGCGTACTCTGGATTTCTCTGCTTCCAACGCATCTTTAAACTTATTTAACTTTATTCTGTCTTCTTTAGCCTTTTTGATCATGTCATCTGTATAAACAGATGCTGCATATTCCGCAGAAATAGGCTCTATATAGCTTTTAAGTTCTTCATAATTCCACTCGATCCGCTTTAAGAAGCTGTCTTCCGGGTTATAAACTTTCAATTCCAACATGTCTGTTCTCCTTTTTACTGTAATGGTGGAAGGACTCTGTTTGGGCTTGTCCCTGTAACTACACAGTTCCAAAGCCTGCGTTCTGCATCTACCAGAAAACAGATATCATCTTCCACCTCTTCGCGCTCTATAAATCGTTCTATCGTTTCAAGGCGCATTTCTTCTCCATACCAGCTCTTCAGCTGGGCTTTTAATACTACAAAGTCATATTCTGTTACCGCCAGATAATGAAGGACTTGGCAGTAATAGTTATCCGGGATCCCTTTTCTCCATTTCTCCCACTGGGAAGACCGCAGGATATTGGATGTTTTGATCTCCAGGATCCCATGTCGTCCGGTACTGTCCAGAAGTTCTCCGTCCAGAGAAGCGTGCATCCAGGGATATTTTGAATTGATGAACATGTTATTTTCATCATAGGAAACTTTATATTCCGGATGATCCAGGATAAACAATGCTCTAAGATACTTCTCTGCTTCGGTTCCATACTGGACATAATCCTTATCAGAAATGTCTTCCGGAAGCACCAGTCCTACCTTTTCTTCCCAGAGTTGCACGTTATCCTTATAAGGATTTAGTCCCACACAGGCAGCCGCATCCGAACCGCCTATGTGGTTCTTTCTCCCCTGCAGCCACTCTTCCCGGCTATTAAACAGCTTTTTAGTTACCATTCGTAAGCCTTTCCAACATCTTTTTCTTGCAGCGTCTCTCGGTCTCTTCTATAAATGCTGTCAGCATTGCGATTGCCTGCATATCATTATCAGTCATGCGGCTGATTGCTTCTGCTATGCCATCTGCTAAGCCTTGTACCATCATAGAACCCCTTAACCCTTTACCGCCGACTACGGCTAACTGAAACTGGTTCTCTTCTTTCATCTCTCCCAAACCGATCGCTACAATCAGACCACAGTCCTCGGTCTCTCCTGCTTCCCTGTTATCTACTACAAACTTCGCTTTTACCATCTTGCATTTCTCCTTCTCCCTCCGTATAATGAGGGTGTACAATTTTTTTGTTACCGGACCTTCCGCAGTTGCCGCTGCCTGGGTCCTTTTTTATGTAGCCTCTGCATGCCTGTAAGCGGCTTCTCTCCATACACCGGTTCTTCTTTATGCAGGTACCGCACTGGTCATTCCGCACAGCCATCACAGCACCTGGACCGCAAGCGCAGCTCCAAGCATCATGAAGACTATCACCCACATGCCACCGGCTATAAATGTCTCTGTGATACCTACCCAGTCCACAGCTTTCTTCTTAGGTCTGGTTGCCTGTACTGCCACATAGGACAGCTCCATGCCGGTCTGGCCGTCATAGTTCTTGATCTTTGCCATTACTTCTCTCTCCTTTCCAAGCTCTATTCATATCCTGGCACACTGGATCCGGTAATCTGCTTTAACTTCTCCGGATAGATCTTGTACCGCCAGGTCTTAGTCCCCGTCTTTTGAGGACTTAAAACCATTCCCAGATCCATGCTTCCATTACGCATGTACTTTCTTACGGCCGCTGCCGACAGTCCCAGAAACGGAGCTGCATCTTCTGGTGAAAGATATCGTTTTTCCATGTAAACACCTCCTACTCCAACAGCTTCTCAATGGGTAAATGAGAACCGTTAATATACTTGTTTTCCTTATCTCCCTAGTGATATACTTTCCATACAAGCGTTGCAGCGCCGAGTACAAAAGGAAGGAGAAATTACCCATGGATTTCAAAATCAAAATAAAATGTCATAAGTGCATGTGCAAATTTGAACTTCGACCTGAATCAATCAATTGCACTAAAATTATTTGTCCTAATTGCACTTCCGAAGTTAAACCCGAATATTCTGCACATATATTAAACGGAATAAGAGAACTTAGTCTTGTCCCAGAAAGCTATTCCGACGATGATGAACTCATTTATCCGCAAACAGGTTTTCTTTTGAAGTACAACACTATTCATCGATACAAGGACTTAAAGAATAGGGAACATCATTTAATGCTTCTAAAGTAATATCAAAAACTTTTTTCGCCTGGTTATATGACAGCCCGCTGCTAATAACCAGGTCACCTATTTTATTAGATATCTGAATCAACTTTTGATTTGAAATTTGTTCTTTTACACCATTTGTTCTATTCGTTTTCCTCGCCTCCTACTCCAACAGCTTCTCAATGGGTACCCCCATCTATCCCATACACTGGTATTTTTGTTTTATGTATGTTATACTTTTTACACTTACCAATAAGAAACGGTGGTGATTTCATGAAAAAATATTTTTGTGACTGGAGCAATTATGTTTCTTTTGCTTTAGCATTACTTCCAGCCTTTGCAATGTATTACTTCAACCCTCACGATAGTGTTCCATATATTGCATTTATCATTGTGGTTTTTCTAGCCTTTCTCTTCGCCTGGCTTTCCTACAAACTGTATAACGATTTGCGGCAAGTTGCTCTTACATACACTATTGAAATCGTTAAATGTACTAATAATCGTTGCCTCTGTAAACCGTGTCCATTTTTAAGTCATCATTCAGTTGTTTCATTTTTCGAGAATATTGATGGATATGAGGAACTAATAACTTATGGATATGTCGAGACTATTACCAACAATGGCCTCGCCCAAATCATCTTATTCTCAAACGATGAAAAGAAAGAGGATCACTTTTCTCGCATTTCCAATCATTTGAGTTCCATAATAATTAAACCCACTATAACTATCGAAACAGCTGAAACCATAACGAATTTAAACCTGGAGGTAAATTATGAAAACGACCATTAAAGTTGTGAATGTAATTGATGATTACAAACTTGTTCTTAACATTGGATCTGATGACGGTGCCACAGAAGGCCAAAAATATCTTATTTATGAAGTAAGCAATGAAGAAATCTTTGATCCTGACACAAAAGAATCCTTAGGTTTCCTTGAACTTGTTAAAGGGACTGGGATAATCACTCATGTACAACCTAAAATCAGTACCATTGAGTCATGTATTTATGACAAGTCTCCTATCAAAACCATTCGCCGTAATCCAATGATTCCTTTCTCAGAATACATTGAGACAACGGATTCCAATGAAAACCAGCGTCCTTTCGATAATCCTCAAATTGGTGATCTTGCTAAAAGGGTTAATTAAACACATAAAACTGCAGTAATCGAATAGTAAGCATCAATAATGATATGCTCCAACCGAGTAAACCGCTGATCAAAAGCCGATATGACTTCTCGTTGTATCGGCAATTCTTTTTTAACTTCCGACGTATGCATTCCGATAATTCCATTCTTCTCACGCTCCTTTCTCACCTAATACACCAGATGCACCTATTAATAAGTAATCCACATCTGTCCCAAACATGTCCGCCACCGAAGAAAAAATAATCACTTCTTAAATGACCATAATTTCTTTTGTTCATGCGTAAATTTGCAGTAATCGCAGGCAGTATGGGGATACCTATGTATTAGGTTAATAATGTAAACCCTGTACCCTGCAATTCCTGCGGCAATTCCAAGCAGAAACGCAACAGCATCTCTCATTTTTCTCTCACCTCCTTCTCCAATAGGTCTTCGATTTAACATCGAATCTGCAACTATTTCAAGCTATTGACTTTTCGAAATAAAAATATTGCTTTCCCAATTCATTCTCAGTAAAATAGATATGGAACTTTTAACCATTGCTGAGGAATTTACATGAATAAAAAAGACAATTTCAAATTTCCCTTTGAACAATTTCATGCACAGTTAGAGCAAATAGAAAAGCTTTACACATCACCACTTATTGATACTGTTACACAGCAACAGGCTCTTCTTCACTCTTTTGCACAGCCACTTGCTGCCTTTGAGAAATCCGTTCTTCCTTTTGAGCAGTTTCGCGTTCAATCCGAAAAAATCGGAACGCTTTTCTCTTCTCCGATTAGCGAAATGGCCAGGCAGCAACAGAATATTTACAGCAGTTTAATTGCTGATGCTTTTAAATCACCACTGCATGATCTGGTCAATTCATTTTCCAAAACTTACGGTACAGAGTTTGCGAATCTGATTCAATCTTCTGCCACTGTCGCCATCAGAGATGAGTTTTCGTCCATCACCAAATCACTTGGGCTTCAGTTCACCGCTGATATTAACGCTCAGTTATCTGCCGGCTTTGAACCTTTAATTTCAGCGCTCGATGCCATACGGATAGCCCCAAAATATGTTGAAGTTCCTGCAGAACTGATTCCTAATGATTTTGAGTATGATGAAAAATCAAACCCACCAACCCATCGCGGAGCTATAATTAAATTATCACCAGCACAAACTCAGTTTTTAATTGGATCCATCTTATTTCCCTTAATACTTTGGATTGCCTCATATATCATGAGCCTTTCTCCCGCCGCTTGGCAGGAGCAATACCACAAGGAAGAAATGGAAAATGATGCCAAACTTATTCAGCAGAACGAACTCATCATTGAACAAAACAAAACCATCATTGAGCAAAATGATCGCACTATACGGCAGAATGATGAGATTATTGAAATTCAGCAAAAACAGTACGAAGCTTGTTTAAAAGGTCTTGAAACATTGGAAGCTATTTACTACAAGTTGGATTCTGATTCCAATTCTCCAGAAGTTGATTCAATGTCGTCTTATGCAAAATGTCGTTCTGTTGATGCTCAATCAAACGCTGACCAAGTTGAACCAGTTCCTGTTTCTGCTGAACCAACTCCTGCCCCAACTGAACCAGAGCCTCATCCTGCTGAATCACAGCCTTCCACAACTCCTC